GTCTGGACCTGCACCAGACGTCCGGCCCAGCACCCCGTCCGGTTTGCGCCGTAGAACTGAAGCAGCCCACGGACGCGCCCGTCGTCGCACAAAGCGGCCTCGATGGCGTCGTATTTCTTGGTGCTGGTTTTACCCAGCTCCTGCCGGATTTCCAGCATCCGCTGAACGTGGTCGGCGTTGTCGCGGCCCAGCAGCTCTTTGATCGTCTCCTTGCGGAGAGAGGTAATGTCGTCGCCGGTTTCAGCGGACAGCCAGCGGGCAAGTTGCTTGACGCTGTTGGGGTTTTGCAGCCCGGAAAGCTGGACGGCCTCGTCGGTGAGCTGCGCGCGGATGGTTTCGCCCAGCTCCAACGCACCTTCGCAGAAGTCCATATCGACTGCCACGCCGCGCGCGTTGATAAGCAGGTCGGTTTCCCACTGCTTCTGAACAAAATCTGGCACAGGGAACACAGACAGGCGGCGTTCGATCTCCATTTCCGCCACAACGTCTTGGCCGTTGTAGGTCTTGAACAGCTCCCATTTTTCGGGGTCGTGGTGCGGGTAGTTTCGTGTCCTGCCGCCGTTCGACTTCGTGGGCTTGCAGGGCACACAGAAATAGCGGATCAGGGCCTTGCCGGTAGCCAGCTTCTGTTTATCCTCCGGAATGCCCAGCGCCCGGCCTGTCGCGTCCAGACCTGCGGTGTAACCGGCATACAGGCCGTGCAGCATCGTGTCACGCCACTGTGAAGGCGGGAGCTGTGCGCCCATGTACTTACTGAGGCAGTACCATTCAAAGGCCGCATTGTAGGCGTGCTTCAGGCACTGCGGGTCTGTCAGTGCGTGAATAACTTCCAGAGGGATTTTTTCGCCCTGCGCCATGTCAATGACCTGAGTGGGCGCACCGTCGAAGCTGTACGCGAAAAGCAGAATCTCAAAGGCGGGGCTTTGCACATAGCGGTAAAGACCGGCCTTCTTCAGGTTCACGTCCGAATACGTTTCGAGGTCGATACTGAGGTGGATCACGTCGCACCTCCTTATCGCTGGAAGGCTTCAGAGCTGGAATAAAGGCTGAGAACGTTCTTGGTGTTGACACCGCGCTCCTGAAGCTCCTCGATCATGGACTTGAACAGCGGGGTTGACTGCACATACTCGACCAGCTCCGCGTCGCTCAAGCTGGTTACGTTCTTGAGGGACTGCTTGCGGTCATCAGCGTTGAAGGGCGTCCAGACCGTATCAGAGAAGGTCGCGTGCTCAATGTCAGCCACGAGGATGGAAAGCGTCCGAGCGGGCTTCTGAACGAGCATACGCACTGTGTTCAGCAAATGCGGCGTCTCCATGTTGCCCACGGGGACAGCCTCGCCGACGCCGGTGATCCAAACGCCGGAATAGTCAAAACGGGTTTTCATATTTGCCTCCTTTGTGTCCTTGCCGGGCAGGCGGTCACTGTGTAGCCGCCTGCCCAGCGCTGTGGTTTACATGGGCTGACCGGTGATGGGGTTGATCTGGCCGGGAGTGTAACCGGCCTGCGGCTGAACGCCGCCAGCGGGATAACCGCCGTAGCCGGGGACAGGCGTTGCGGGCATGGCCGCGCCATACTGGCCGGTAGCGTAGCCCTGCGCGGGGGCCTGCGGCTGAACGCCGCCGACACCGGCGAACTCAGCGGCGGTAACAACGGAGTTGCTGAGCGGTTCGCCGTCGCGGGTCTTCATCACGGCGCGCAGGCCGCAGCCGACGCCGCGCTTGCCCGCAGAGTTGTAGGCATAGAAGTTGATGGACACACGGGCATACATACCGCTGTAAATGTCCGTGGGAGCCAGTTCACAGTTCACATTGTCCGCGCCGCAGACATAGGGCTTGTTCTTGCTGGATGCGGTCACGACCCAGCAGCCACGGCATTCCTCACCAAAAGGCTCACCGGAGGGGCGCACACCGTCACCGTCATGGACAACGGATTCGATGCGGGCGGGACGGACACCATTCCACTTGGCGTTGACGCCGACCTCGGCGGCGGCGTTCATGGCCGCGTCAAGCTCCTGCTTGATAGTCGGGTTGGACTTAGGGATCAGCAGCGTGACGCTGAACTTCGGGTCGCCCACGCCGTTCTGCGGCGCACGGGCGGTCACGAGGTTGCAGTAGGACAGGCGGCATTCGGGGGTGAGAACTCTTTTCGGATCATTCTGATACATGGTTTAATTCCTCCATAAATTTCATTCAGTTGAATATGTTCAGTCCTGCATCCGCAGGTAGGGTCAAAGGTTTTTGTAGATCGCGTTGAAGGCGTTTCGGGTTACGGATTTGAGCGCATTCCGGTTTAGGCGGGGCGCTTCCAGCAGTTCCATAATGGCGGTGAAGGATTCGCAGGCGTCACGGCACATATCCAGATAGCCGTCCGCGTTGCCCTCATAATCCTTGACCAGCTCCTGCTGTTCTTGGATTTCCTCCTTCAGCTCTGCGACGCATTCCCGGAAGCAGCGGGCGACATCATCTCCGAGCTTTTCGCGCAGCAGCCGTTCAAGGAACACGTCCTTGTCCTCGAAAATGACCTCCATGCTGCCATCATTGAGATATACCGTTTCAGCCATCAGACGCACCCGCAAACTCAGTAGCACCAACGCAATAGGCTTCGCGGCGGTCGCTTGCCAGCGCAAGTGTAGGTTTGCCCTTCGGCTTTGTGACACACTCGGAAAGCAGCTCCGCGAAGGTCTTCTTGCCGAGCATCTTTTCCAGCTCTGAGAGGGTCTTCGGCTTGCGGTCGTAGATCAGCGCCTCGTCATATCCGGCGTCGATTAGCTTCTGAACGGCGGCGTCAACATCCGTAAAGGCACGGTTGCTGCGGCCCTCCACCAGCTTCCAGCCGGGGATTTCGCCGCCGTCAAGCATAGCGCCGGTGGCGTAATCCTGAAGGTCCTTGTACCACTGCACCAGACCTTCGGCTTGAATCAGCAGGTCGCCAACTTCGGCGTCCGACAGGCACGGATTTTTTCCGATCTCCCGGCTGCCGTTCGCAGGGGTGAGATTCTTAAAATCCTCAAAGCCGGTAAAGAACGCGGCTCTTGCGGCGCATTGCGCCTTGCCCTTGCAGAATCGGCAGTGCTCACCGGGGCAGAAGGTTCCGGGGCCGTCGTAGGCTTCCTTTGCAAGGGGCTTGATACTCTCGCCCCATGCAAGCAGATCATCCACACTAAGGGCGTCCTCGCTGGCCTCCTGTGACAGCCGGGGCTGACAGATACCCATTGACACCCGCTTGATTTGGTCGCCATAGATAGGCCCGTAGAGCCTCAGAGCGCCCAGTGCGTACAGCCGCATTTGCGGGTTGTTTTCGGCCGATACGGGAACGCCCTTGCCGTGCTTGTAGTCGGTGATATGCAGCGTGTCGCCGCCGATCATGATACAGTCGCAGGTGCCGAAACCGTCCGGGACATAGGCCGTGAGATCGACCTTGACCTCCATTGCCACATGGGGCGGCGTGGCGTACTGCATGGCCTTCTCCGTGAGATATTCCACATACGCTTCGGCGGTCCGCAGCATCTCGTCAGAGTACAGCGGGCGGGCTTGCAGCTTCTTCAGCTCAGAATTGAACTTGCGGGTGGACAGGACGGTGAACTTCTTGCGGGCGTACAGCTCACAGATGGCGTGTGCCAAAGTGCCTTCCTCCGCATAGGAGCTTGTCCCATCCGGGAAGTTCTCCTCGAAATGCGGTGCCGCCGTACAAGCCAGCCAGCGGTGGGCGCTGGATGCGCTCAGAAGGGCGTGTTGTCTGGGGGTAGGCATTGTCCCACCTCCCGTTAAAGCTGCGCTCCAAGGGCTTTCAGCTCAGCACCAAAGGCGCTGTATGCCTCCTTCGGCAGCTGCGTCACGGCCTGCACACCGAACTTGCCCAGCAGGGCGAGGAGCTGCGGCATCTTGCCTGCGTCGATCAGCGCAGCGCCCGCGCGGCTCAGTTCCTCCACGGTGTAGCTCTCAACCGGAGCGGCGACCGGCGCAGTCGGGGCAGCAGTCGTCGGTGCAGTCGGCTGAACAGGGGTGGGCGCAACAGTGCCGGTAGTTGGCGCAGGCTGAACAGGTGTCGTAGGGTTTACGACGGGAGC